GCCGCAGCAAGATTAAGTATCGTGCTTGTGAGCCAACTATGATTGTTACTCCGCCAGAAAAGCAGTTGACAATGCCTGAACCTGAGATTGCAATTGAGTTGTCTGCTGAAGACTTCCGTTGGATTTTGGACTCAGCTAACGTTCTCGGTTCTCCACAAATCTCAGTTCAATCTGATGGTGAAACCGTTTCTATCAATACTGTTGACTTGCAGAATGATGCTGCACACACCGAATCATTGACCTTGAGTTCTGATGGTAATGGTTCTAAGTACAAGATGATTTTCAAAACAGAAAATATCGCCAAGATTTTGTCTGGTGCATATGATGTTAAGATTTCATCTAAAGGTATTTCTCATTTCTCTAACAAAAATTCATCTATTGAATACTGGATTACAACTGAAGTCGGCTCTACATTTGAGAAGGCTTAATTTATGTTGAAGTTTTTTACCGATAAAGATGCTCAACAAACGATTGCAATTAATCCAAGTTTAGTAAAATTTGTCCGAGAAACTTCTCTCGGTACAAAAGTTTTGTTTGGTGATGGTTCATATGTTTTGATTGATGAACCCTTCTTAGAAGTTGTTTCTCGTTTGAATGAACGTTCTAAGTGATTTGATTTATATTTGTTATGAGGGATTTATATTATGGAACATCTACTTTGGGTAGAGACACACAGACCACAAACTATTGCAGATTGTATTCTTCCTGAGCGTTTGAAGAAACCATTTCAAGAGTATGTAAACCAAAATAATATCCCAAACCTTTTGCTTGCAGGTGGACCTGGTGTAGGTAAAACTACTGTCGCCAAGGCCATGTGCAAGGAAATTGGTTGTGATTATATGGTTATCAACGGTTCTGATGAGAATGGCGTTGATGTTATTCGTTTTAAAATTAAGAATTATGCTTCTTCAATGAGTCTTGCCGGCGGCCGCAAGGTTGTTATCATTGATGAGGCCGACTATTTGACTCCTAATGCTCAAGCTATCTTGCGTAATGCTATTGAGGAGTTTTCTGTAAATTGTTCTTTCATCTTTACTTGTAATTACAAAACAAAGATTATTGAACCTCTACACTCTCGTTGTGCAGTTATTGACTTCTCGTTAAAGAACGGTGAGAAGGCCATGATGGCCAAAGACTTCTTTAAGCGTATTCAAGGTATTTTGCAAAGTGAAAACGTTGAGTATGATAACTCGGTAGTTGCTGAAGTTGTTAAGAAACACTTTCCAGACTTTCGCCGTGTTATCAATGAGTTGCAAAGATATGCTCAATTTGGTAAGATAGATAGTGGTATTCTGTCACAGATTGCCAACGTATCGATTGCTGAGATTGTAAAACATATGCGTGAGAAGGACTTTGGTTCCATTCGCAAATGGGTTGCAATGGGCGAGTATGATGCTAATACAGTATTCCGCCAAATCTATGATGCTCTGTATGACATTGTAAAACCTCAATCGATTCCACAAGCAGTTTTGATTCTTGCTGACTATCAGTATAAACAAGCGTTTGTTGTTGATAGTGAAATCAATCTAGTAGCTTGTTTGGTAGAACTGATGGGGAACTGTGAGTTTGTATGATGAATGATTTAATAAAAACATCCTTTGAATGGATTAAAGATGATTGGTATTCTAATCGAGCTCGTTTTGTTGTTGAGCTTTTGGCTTGGGCTGTTTCTATTGGTTGCTCCATCACGATGGCACTCACAGTCCCTAATCCGCCGCTGCTTGTATTATATCCTATTTGGATTAGTGGTTGTGCTATGTACGCTTGGGCTGCTTACACTCGTAAGTCCTTTGGAATGCTCGCCAACTATATACTACTTACCACAATCGACACCGTGGGTTTAATTCGTATGGTAGTATTATGAGTAATCCATTTGACTATGTTAATCAGATTACCCAAGGTAAGAAGAATCTAATTGTTGACGAACAAACGGAGAAAGACTACAATCCATTTATTATCAATCGTGCATTATCTTATCATTTCGACTGTATCCTTTATGCCAATGAAATGAATATTCGTTCATCCATGGATAAAAAGATGCAAAATGCGTTTCTTATAAATACAATTAGGTCTCGAAAGAGGCCTTTTGCAAAGTGGGTAAAGTCTGAAAAAAGTGAAGATATAGCATGTATTAAAAGTCATTTCGGCTATTCAGACCTCAAGGCTAAAGAAGTTTTACGCCTGCTTAGTGATGAACAAATCCAAAAATTAAAAGAAAAAACCGAAGTCGGTGGATTAAGGAAATGAATTTATGTCTGATATATTTAGAGGGGTTGGAGTTGAGATAGCACTTGACAATGAAGACGCTTTCTTGAAGGTGCGTGAAACTCTTACACGTATCGGTGTATCTTCAAGAAAAGAAAAAGTGTTATATCAATCTTGCCATATCTTACACAAGCAAGGCCGTTATGTTATACTACACTTTAAAGAACTATTTGCATTAGATGGAAAACCATCTACTATTACTGAAAATGATATACAACGTAGAAATGCTATTGTAGCTTTGTTAGAAGAATGGGGACTGTTGAAGATTCTTAAAGAAGAACAAGAGAAGATTGCTAATAACTTAGCGCCTCTGCACCAAATAAAAATCATTGCTTTCAAAGAAAAGGATGAATGGAATTTGGTTAGTAAGTACACAATTGGTAAGAAAAAAATTGATTATTAATAAATAACGATATGCTCAGGGATGGGAACTAGGCCGGTATCCTAGTAAATAACTACCAAAGAACCCACCTTAGGGCTGTTTGATGCTACGGTATAAGGCGTCCGTGCAATTGAACTGACATACGTTAATTGTCGCCAGATAAAGTAACTGGCACCGCTATGCCTTCGGGGTAGCATTTTCATTAACTCGCTTAATAGGAGAAAACTATGACACTAGGACGTATTTCTTTTGGTCCACTTCACCACTCTACTTTAGGTTTTGACCGCTTTTTCGATGAGGCTGAACGCTTGTTGAAAACGGACTTACATAAGGTTGCTCCAGCATTTCCTCCGCACAACATAATTAAACTAGATGACAATCGTTATTTGGTTGAATTGGCTGTTGCTGGTTTTGCTGAATCAGAAATTGATATTTCGGTTGAAGATAACAACCTGACTATCAAAGGTGAAAAGAAAGATAAAGACACCGATGTAACATATATCCACCGTGGTATTGGTACTCGTTCCTTTACAAAAACTTTAACAATCGCTGACACAGTTGAAGTCCGTGGTGCAGAATTCAAAGATGGAATTTTGCGTATTGCTTTAGAGAATGTAATTCCTGAACACAAGAAACCACGTAAGATTGCAATTGGCGAAAGCTTGAAAGAGTTTAAACCACAACTCTTACAAGAGGCTGCCTCAAGTAAGTAAATAGTATTGGGAGTGGGCAATCCACTCCCATCTTTGCCGCATTTATTGTATGGTTGATGTATAATTAACCTTTATTTAATGAGATTATTATGAAAATCGCAGTTTGCTCGGACATACATTTAGAGTTTGGTCCAATTTCGTTAGAGAACACCGGCAATGCCGAAGTATTGATTTTGTCTGGTGACATTTGTGTTGCCAAAGACCTGCGTGAAAAAGATGATTACAATATCAGAGGTGAATCTGATAAGAGTAACAAATATCACACTTTCTTCCAAGAATGTTCTGCTAGATTTCCTCATGTAGTTTACATCATGGGTAACCATGAACACTATCATGGCGACTTTGCTAAGTCTCATAACATTCTGAAAACCAACTTGTCTTACCTGAAGAACCTTCATGTCATGGAAAAAGAATCCTTTGACCTTGATGGAGTGACCTTTATTGCTGGTACTCTTTGGACTGATATGAACAAAGAAGACCCAAGTACTTTGTATGGTATCAAAGGTTATATGAATGACTACCGTATCATTGAAGACTCTAGCAATCCGGTTCATTATCGTGATGCAGATGGCAATTCCCATACACGTACAGCCAAGTTTAGTCCTGAACAATCTGTTCTTGAAC